GAAATGCGGATAGAACTTAAATCAGGTTCTACATGGGAAGTATTAGGTAGTGATAATTATGATGCTAATGTTGGTGCAAATCCTTATGGTGTAGTATTTTCAGAGTATTCTGTTGCTGACCCTAGAGCGTGGGAATTTATAAGACCTATCCTCGCAGAAAATGGCGGGTGGGCTATTTTTATTTATACGCCACGTGGAAAGAATCACGGCCATGATTTATATGAAATGGCCAAGGCCAATCCTAATTGGTTCTGTGAATTGTTAACTATCGATGATACTACAAAAACCGACCCAAAATCTGGGCTAATAATACCAGTTGTTTCTAAAGAAATTTTTCAGGAAGAGTTAGATTCTGGTATGGATTTTCAATTAGCTCAACAAGAATTCTACTGTAGTTTCGATGCAGGTCTTTTTGGCGCATATTGGACAGAAGAAATGAAACAGGCACGATACGGTTCTTATCCATGGGACCCTCGTAAACCAGTTCATACATTCTGGGATATTGGAGTACGTGACGCAAACTCTATTATCTTTGCACAGGAATCTACAGGCTCTGGTGTTAATATCATAGATTATCGTGAAGGCTCAAATAAAGGCATTGAACATTGGATTAAAATTTTACGGGAACTGCCTTATTCATATGGATACCATGTAGCTCCCCATGACATAAAGCAACGTGATAAATTTACGGCGGTGGAATATAATGAAATGGCATCCTCTCTTGCAGACTTTGACTTCGAAATTTGTCCTAATTTATCGATGCGACAACAAATTGATGCTGCACGTTCTTTTATTCCACGAGTTAATTTCAATACTGATAGTCCTGACGTTAGTCGCCTTATTGATTGTTTAACCAACTATCGTCGTGAATATAATGATAAGTTACGTGTATTTATGGATCGCCCATTACATGATTGGGCGTCCCATGGAGCATCATCATTTAAATATATGTCTATAGCATGGAATGAAAATTATGAAGAAATGGAATCGCTACAACATAGGGTAATACCTGCTTTATCGTCAAGCAGTAGAAAAACTAAAATGCCTACAGTTCGGAGAAGATAATGCAATCAGATATAATCATAAAAAGATTCGATGCCGCTGAACAAGATCGTAAGACTCTTGACAATACGTTTGAAGTAATTGAACAATTTGTTATACCATTCAGGGGAGAATATTTCAACAATCGACAGGACGAACATTCTGTTGAATGGCGCAGACGAAAGATATTTGATTCTACTGCTATTGATTCTTGTCAAACTCTTGCGGCTTCATTACAAGGGTCACTTACTTCAATGTCTACTATCTGGTTTACCTTAGGCTTCGAAGATCAAGATTTGAACGATGATTATGAAGCGATTAGTTGGATTGAGGAATGCCAAGATATCATATGGGCTGAGTTATCTAATTCTAACTTTAATACTGAGGCCAGTGAATTCTATCTTGATATAACTTCGCTTGGCACATCTATTCTTTTAAATGAAGCCGCTAACGAAACTGAATGGGATGGATTTGATTTCTCGGCATCACCTATGGAAGACACATATTTCGAAGAAGATGCAAAAGGACAAGTATCAGTGTTTTTCCGTCGTTATCGGTGGAATGCGCGTCAGTTAGTAGATAAATTTACTGATGTGCCGGATGAAATTAAACGTAAAGCGGAGAGCGCAAGTGAAACTGAAAAATATGATGTTATTTATTGCATTTATCCTCGCCCTGATAAATTAGGTAATGAAGGCGGCGGCATTATGTCTCCTTCCCAACGTCCATACGGGTCTAAATGGATTCTTAAGAAAGATGGAACTCAATTAGGATTTGAAGGCGGCAAATATGAAATGCCTGCTTATATTGCTCGGTGGAAAAAAGTATCAGGTTCAAGATATGGTCATTCCCCCGCATTTGTTTGTTTAAGTGACATACTTTCGTTGAATGAACTTACCGAGCAAACATTCGAGGCATTAGGTAAAGTAATTGACCCTACTACATTTGTTACTCGTCGGGGCCTTTTATCTGATCTAGACTTAGGAAGAGGTGGCATTACTGTTGTTCGGTCGAAAGAAGATGCATGGGCTTATGAATCTAAAGCCCGATTTGATGTTGGTGAATTAAAGATTGATCGCATGCAAGATTCTATTCGTAAAGCATTTTTCGTTGATCAACTTGAACTTAAACAATCACCTGCAATGACAGCTACGGAAGTTAATGTACGATATGAATTAATTCAGCGTTTATTAGGCCCAACATTAGGTCGGTTACAAAACGATTTCCTTGACCCATTAATTTCACGTTGTTTTAATATGTTGGCTCGCGCAGGTCAGTTGCCCGAGCCCCCAGAATCCGTGATAGAAGCTGGTGCTAGTTATAAAATTCATTATATTGGTCCATTACCCCGCGCACAACGTATGCAAATGGTTGATTCTATACAGCAATATATTGGCGGAATTGCCTCCTTATCAGAAGTATTCCCAGAGGCAAGAGATATTCCAGATATTGATGCTATGGTAAGAGAAATTGCACAGGCATCTGGCGTTCCTACTAGATTGAACAATAGTCCTAGTAGCGTTAAACAAACAAGAACAGATCGTGAAGAGAAAATGGAACGTATGCAAAACGCAGAAATACAGGCGGCGGAAGGAGAAGCCGCTTCTAAAACAGCCGATGGAGCGGCCGCACTTTCAGTAGTCGGGGGACAACAAAATGGCGGACAACAAAGATAAATTAAAAGAATTACAACGTGAAACTTTAGCTGAGGCTAAGGCATTCACGAATCTTTTTAGCTCTGCAGGGGGCGAAAAAGTATTAGAAATTTTGGAGAGTGAATTCAATCACTCTCCAATATGTTTGCCAGAAGGCAGTACACGTAGTGATACTGCACGGGCGGCCCAAGTTGATGTAATATCGTTTATACATCTTAATATTAAAATAGGTAGAGGGGAACAAAATGGCGATTGATCAAGCAATAATAGGCCAAGAATACCATAATAATGATTCGCTAAAGAATTTTAATTCTGTTGATGACATGGCGAAATCATACATTGAACTTAAATCCATGCAAGGTCATTCGGTTCGATTACCGTCTGAAAATGCTAGTGATGCTGATGTTACTGCTTTCAACGAAAGTATGTCTACTAAACTTCCAAATTGGATGCTAAAGCCTGATTTTGAAAATGGTGAACAATCTGGTGAATTCTGGTCTAAGTTGGGCGTACCTTCTGAGGCCGGTAAATATGAAATCCCAGATGTTCAAATTCCAGAGGGAATGGAAGCCCCTAATGCCGATAAATTAGCTTATATGCAGAATCTTGCTAAAGAAGCTAATTTAACCCCTGCTCAGTTTAAATCTGTTATGACTAAGATCATGACTACTGAAATTGAGGGCAAACAGGCCATGTCCGAGGCTAAAGAACAAGCGGCCAAAGATATTAAAGCCGAATGGGGTCAAGCTCATGAAGAACGGATGGGCATTGCACTTAAAGCAGCAGAAGCTACCGGCGCACCAGAATCAGTCGTTAACGCTGTTAAAGATGGAACTGCTGGCGTTGAAACTATGACATGGATGTATAAAGTAGGTATGGCTCTTGGCGATGAAGGCCGCGACTTGATGGACAATCTTAAGGATAAATCTGGTAAAAAAGGATTACTTAGTCCAGAAGAAGCTCAACGTCAATTAGATGAAATTCATGCTAATGCACAACACCCATATTATACAGCACGGGGTGATGAAAAGAAACGTGCTACGGATGCTTATGTTGCTTTAATGAAACAAGCACACCCTACTGCTTCGACTGAAATGTAGCATATATTTACGACGGGATATCCTATTGACACGGATATCTCGCCCATGTTATAATAGTTTTATAGCAATTGGACGAGGCTACTGGTCTAACCAATCTTAATCAATTGCCATTCGGAATCCGATGGGTATCGGGCTACTCTCAGAAAACACTTTAATTATAATATCTGGAGAAATTTCAATGGCGATTAATATCGACAATGTATACGTCCAGACGTTCGAAAATAACGTACGTCATAAGGCACAGCAATCCTCTGCTCGTCTTCGTATGTGCGTTCAGGAAGTCGCAGTTAGCTCTGAAAAGCATAACTGGGAAACAATGGGTACAAATGCCGCTTCTTTGAAGTCCGGCCCGCGCCAAGCAACTCCTGAAAACGATTCCGATTGGGACCGTAGAACGTCTATCACTTCAACCTACGATGTTGGCGATACTTCCGAACAAGAAGATATCGTTCAAATGCTGGTTGACCCTAATTCCAATATCACATTAAGCCTTGCAATGGCTATGCACCGTCAGGTTGACGATGTTGTTATTGCTGCCGCTACTGGTGATTCGCGTGATGGTGATGGTAATGCAATTTCATTTCCTGCTGGTCAAAAAGTGGGCGATGGTACTGGTGTGTTTACTTTTGACGGCGTGACTGAAGTCTATGAGAAATTCATGGACAATGATATCGATGCCGGAATGCGTAAGTATATGGTTATTGGTCCTAAGCAGTTGCGTAAAATTCAGCAATTGACAGAGGCTACTAGTTCTGATTATAATAACATTAAGTTGCTTGCAACTAATGGTATGATTCAGAACTGGATGGGCTTTGATTGGATCGTTTCTACCCGCCTGTTAAATCCAGCAGCGGGCGAAATCAGTTGCTTTGCAATGACTGAACGTGCTCTTGGTCTTCAAATGAATCGCGACATTACAACTCGTGTCGCAGAAGACCCTTCTACTTCATTCTTATGGCGTATCTATTGTTACATGACTTTAGGCGCGATTCGTGTGGAAGACGAACATATCGTTCATTGGCATCTGCTTAACTCACTATAAAATCTGGCCCCTTCGGGGGCCTCATTTTTATTGACGGGAGATAAAAATGGCGCAACTTATAATTACTGGCACTATCAATGAGTCTAAGCAAGACTATGAAATCGAGGCATTAGTAGGCACTGAAACATTTGCTGATACTATCGATGCTCTTCATATAGGTCTTGTTCTTGATTCAGCGGTTGCCAAACGTTCACTAAACGTCGACATTGTAGCTAAACGTCTTGCGGAAGCATTGCGTGAAGCTGGATACGCGGCATAATTACGGGGGTGATCTATGCCTTTTGGCGTACAATCTGCAGGGTTTAATTCAACTACCTTAAAAAAGTTGAAAGCTTATCTCAAAGATAGGGAAATTTTTTCGGCAAAAACGCTTTCAAAGACTCTGGATATTGAACTTGAGGCCGTAATAAGCCACATGGGTTATCTAGGTTATAAGTCTTCTGGTGAAAAAATGTCTAAAGATGCTCATAAAGCATTTGTTGATGATCTGGCTATTACGAAACGTTCTTCTACGGCTGATGCCATGGAAAAAGTTTTGGTTGAATCAGAAAATATTGCTAAGAACATTCAGGATGACAATGCTCGTGAAGCAGCAGCTAAAGCTGAATTGGCTGAAATTGAATTAGCTGAGAAAAAAGCTAGTTCTACGGTAAAACCTGCTGGCAAAGCGGCGAATAAGTAATTAGCCATGGCTAGTAAAACTGAAATTGGAAATCTGGCTCTTAGTTGGCTTGCCCAAAATTTGATGGCATCCTTGGATGATAACACTAAACAGGCAAAGGCAGTTAAGGCCAATTTCCAATTTTCTTTAGATTCAGTTCTTGAAGAAGGTGAATGGTCATTTGCTACCAAACGTTCTATTATGTCCACTCCAAGTGCAGAAGGTCCGGCTTGGGGATTCACTTATTATCACCCAATCCCCACAACTGAATTATTAGTAATATTTGCATCTAATCGGGCTGATGATTCTGATTATGAATTTGATTACCGAGTAGAGGAAGGTGGTATTGCTTGTGATTCTGATAAAATTTATGTAAAAACTATTACATCAATTAAAGATACTTCAAAATTTACGAATACATTTAATCAAGCTTTAGCAGCCCGAATTGGATATGATCTGGCTATTCCATTAACGGAATCCCAGAAAAAGGAAGCAACAATGTACGGAATATATCAAAATAAATTAGCTATTGCGTTGGAACGCGATGGTTCTCAAGGCAAACACCCACGGATAGGAACTACACGATTAGTGAGTAGTCGCTAATGCCAACTAGAAAATGCACAACTAGCGGAAAATCCGGAATAAAGTACGGCACTAAAGGTAAATGTTATGCCGGAACTGGTGCAAAGGCAAAAGTAGCTCGTCAAAGAGCGGCTATACATATCAGTCAAGGAAGAAAAAAATGACTTTAAAAGCATTTGATATATTAGGAAAGCCTAGAGAGATATTATCATCATTACTAAGTAATGGTAAGTATGCATTAAATACTATTTCAGAATTAGCGTCAGCTTATATAGATTCTGCTAGTGGTGTACCAATATTTATTGATTATGAACATGCTCGCATCCATGCGGGGCATGCTTATGAATTATCAGGAAAATTGGCGGGTCTAGCGGATAATGCATCTGCGTATTTTTATCTCGACCCGAATGCAGGAATTCATTGGCGGGATTTTGTCATAAAGTCGGATAAAGCGGGAATTGAACTGCGTTTATTCAAAAATACAACAGTTACTGCAACGGGTTCTACTGAAACGTCGCACAATAGGAATGATTTTTCTTCTAATGAATCTGATCTTGATATATATGCAGGAGCAACCATAGACACAGATGGCACAGAATTATTATATAAAGAGATCATGGAAGTCGGCGGTTCATCTAAAGGCGGCGCAGAATCCGGAGTGCCAGGTGAATGGATATTTAATCCTGCGAACACTTATTCTTTAAAAATCACAAATAAATCAGGCCAAGCCGCCGATATCGTCTATGAATTTTTCTGGTACGAATTAGGCGCA